GAAAACAATAGTATTGGGACCTCCAGGAACTGGAAAGACTACAACTTTATTAAACAAAGTAGATAATTATTTAAAAGAAACTGATCCAGATAGAATAGGGTACTTTTGCTTTTTACTCAAAAAGCTGCGTACGAAGCAAGAGATAGAGCGATGAAACAATTTAATTATACAGAAGATGATCTTCCGTATTTTAGAACGCTACATTCACTAGCATTTCAAAAGCTTGGACTTAAAAAAGATCAAGTAATGCAACCAAGACATTACAAAGACCTTGGAAAAAAATTAGGATTTCCAGTAGCTTATGCAGAACACCAAGAAGACCATGGTTTTTTTACATCTGATAGTGAGTACTTACAAATAATTAATCTAGCTAAACTTAGAAATATAACTTTGGACCAACAGTATGACCTGCAGGAACATACTCAGGATTTAGAACGAGATAAACTAACAATCATAGCAAATGAATTAGCACGATATAAAAAAGAATATGCATTAGTAGACTTTTAACGATATGATTTCAGAGTTTATTAAGTCTGATAAATCTCCTAACTTTGATGTTGTCTTTATAGATGAAGCACAAGACTTATCTAGAATGCAATGGGATATGACCAAAACTATTTGGGATAAAACACAAGATACTTTTATTGCTGGTGATGATGACCAAGCTATATTTAAATGGGCCGGTGCTGATGTAAATGCATTCATTGCTTTACAAGATCAAATGATTAACCTTCCACTTATTCAATCACATAGAATTCCTATGAAAGTTCATAATTTAGCTATGGGAATTATAAATAGAATTAGAAAAAGAATAGACAAAACTTGGAAACCTAAAACTAATGAAGGAAGTTTACATAGACACTTTGATATAGATTCAGTCGACATGTCTTCTGGTGAGTGGTTAATATTAAGTAGAACAAGATACATGCTTAAAGAAATTGAAGACTCTTTATATAGAAAGGGTTTGTACTATGAGAATAAATATAAAAGAAATTATGAAAAAGATATGCAAGAAGCAGTTACCGATTGGGAGCATTTAAGACAAGGACAATTAATGTCTTATAAGCAAATTGAAAAGATTTATGGTTATATGAATCCTGAACACGCAGACAAGGATAAATTAAAAGGAATGGTAAAAGAATCATTCTATGGCATTGACGCATTGACCAAGGACCACGGATTAAAAACTAACAAAGTTTGGTTTGAAGCGTTTAATGATGCTGGTCAACAAAGAATAAATTACTTAAGAAAAATGAGAGCTAATGGTGAGCAGTTAAATAAAGCACCAAGAATAAAATTGTCAACAATACATGGAGCTAAAGGTGGAGAAGCACAAAATGTTGTTCTCTTAACAGATCAAACGAGAACAACAATGAATACATATGAAAAGAATCCGGATGATGAGAATAGGTTATTTTATGTAGGTGCAACAAGAACAAAAGAAAATTTACATATCATTGAACCTAAACAACCTAACAAAGGATTTATACTATGAGTGATGAGATATATAAAAAACAGGTAGGTGGGACTCACTATAAATCTATGGCGATTCAACCNTCAGANTTTATTAANAGAAATAATATTCCGTTTGCAGAAGGCAACGCAATTAAATATTTGTGTCGTCACAAACAGAAAAATCAAAAAGAAGATTTATTAAAAGCTAAACATTATATTGACATGGCAATCGATAGAGACTATCCTGAAGAAGTGAAAGAAGAAGTAAAAGAAACAAAAAATTCATGGGGGATAAATAATGTGTAATACCCCAGAAGATTTAGATTTAAAAGGTATTGATACTGTTGCTGTCGATATAGAAACATACGATCCAAACTTAAAAACAAAAGGCTTAGGTGCTATTAGAAATGATGGTTTTATCTGTGGTATTGCTGTTGCTACAGGCAAAGATACTTCTTATTTTCCATTACACCACTCTGATACAGAACTTACCATGGGTAAAAAACTAAAGATATGGAAGGTTTTAAACGAAAAAATATTTCAGAATGAAAAAATTACAAAGGTATTTCATAATGCGATGTACGATGTCTGCTGGATAAGAGCTGTTACAGGCTCTATGATAAAAGGCAGGATTGTAGATACTATGATAGCTGCGTCTGTTATTGACGAGAATAGATTTAGGTATTCTCTAGACGCTTTAAGTAAAGATTACATTGGTGATTCAAAGTATAAATATGATTTACAGCAAAAGACTTTAGAATGGTCTGGTGGTATGGTGAAAGACCCTATGTCTAACATGCACAGATTGCCTTCATCTATTGTAAAAGATTATGCAAAACAAGACGTAGATTTAACTTTTAAACTATGGAACTTATTTGATAAAAAATTGGACGAAGTATTATACACTAAAGAAAACGGAGAGCAAAAAACTTGTAGAAAAATATTTGAATTAGAAACAAAATTATTTCCTTGTTTAGTTGACATGAAATTCAAAGGAGTTAGAATAGATGTCCAAAAAGCTAAAAAGTTTGGCGCTCATCTTAAAAAACGAAAAGATCAAATCGTAACTGCAATCAGAAAAAGAACCACCAAAAAAATAGATATATGGGCAGCAGCTTCTATTAAAATTTTATTAGATCATCTAGACATAAAAGATTACAAAGTTACGCCCAAGTCTAAAATGCCACAACTTCCAAAAGATTATTTAAAAACACATAAGAATAAATGTTTACGTATGATTGCAAAGGCAAGAGAATACGATAAAGCAGCAAATACTTTTGTAGATGGTTTATTAGATTATGTACACAACGGTAGAATACATGCGGATATAAATCAAATTAGATCAGACAGTGGAGGAACAGTCACTGGAAGATTTTCAATGTCAAATCCTAATTTACAACAGATTCCAGCGCGAGGATACATGGGTAAAAAAATGAGAGAAATGTTTTTACCAGAAGAAGGACACGATTGGGCGAGTCTTGACTACTCGCAACAGGAACCACGGATCGTGGTCCACTACGCTATCAAGTTAGGTTTACCAGGAACAGATGAATTACATAAAGAGTTTGATAAAGAAGATGCAGACTTTCATCAGATTGTTGCAGACATGGCAAAAATTTCTAGAACACAAGCTAAGACAATTAATTTAGGTTTATTCTATGGTATGGGTAAATTAAAATTACAAAAAGAATTAGGTTTAGACAGAGTAGACGCAAGAAAGTTATTTGATGAATATCATAACAAGGTTCCGTTCGTAAGACAGCTCTCGCAAGATCTTATTCAATTTGCAAAAGATAATAGATTATTATTTACTTTAAATGACAGATTCTGCAGATTCAATAAGTGGGAAACTACTGATAGAGAATGGAATCCAGAGACAAATAGATTTAATGAAGTACCATTGTACACGGAACAAGAAGCAAGACAAGCTTTTAAGGCTGAAATTTTAGAGAAGTATAAAGAGAACAAAGTTGACAAAAACTACATGGACCACTTTGAAAAATATTATACGCCTGCATTTACTTACAAAGCTTTAAACAGATTAATTCAAGGGTCCGCAGCAGACATGACAAAGAAAGCTATGGTAGATTTATATGAGAGAGGCATCCTACCACACATACAAATACATGATGAGCTTTGCTTATCAGTTAAATCAAAGGGAGATATACAGGCAATTAAAGAGGTAATGGAGAATACTATAGTACTTGAAATTAAAAATAAAGTTAACTATAAAAAAGGTAAAAATTGGGGTATAATAAAATAAAAAATGGAGGGAACTATGGAAATAGTAAACAAAATAGTGGCAAAAGTTAAATCTGATAAAAAAGTACAAATCGGTATAGCTATTGTTGCAATACTTATAATTTATAATTTGATTAAATAGTTTATGTCTTATGGCCTATTTAAATGCAAACATTCCTGTAATGTATTCACAGATCAGGAGAGAGTATCTCTATGATCTTAAAGATCATCATGGAGAAGTTGAAGACTGCATTATATTTGGCCTGGCAAGCATCACGGGGCGTCCTATACTATTCCATGCTATTATGGAAAATGGTGCAGTATTTTACCGCTTACCAATTAGTGCGTTTATTCAACGGGGTTTCGAAGTCAAAGACGTACCAAGAAGACGACTTGATGAACTTCAGCTCTGGAATTGTTTTAGCTATTACCCTGCTATTACTTCTTATGATATTCTAGACAGTCAGTCTGGCAAATATTTCGGAAAAGATAAGAAAACTCACGCGGGTGCGTACCTTTTTACTGTTGACTGGGC